GTGTTGGTGCAGGTTGCGCTGGTGCTGGCTGCGTTGGTGCAGGCTGTGTTGGTGCAGGGTTACTTGGTCGATTTGCTTCGAGTTTGGCAATAGCAGCAGAAACCGCAGCCGCGACCGCCTTACCTACCGCAGTGTCTACCGCCGTATCCACAGCGTTATTGACCGCAGTTTCCAGATTGGCATCAACAGCAACCTTGACCGCCTTATCTAACTGTTTGTCCACTGCATCTTTAACTGCCTGACTGATCTCCGAAGGCTTGACTGCTAAAAGCTCCAAGAATTTTTCGTAAGTGGTATCTCTAGGAATGGTGCCTTTCTCAATTGCCTCTTCATAAAGGCTTTGCCTACCATCCAAGATGACGGGCATCGTATCGACACTGTTGCCGGTGACGGTAATACCGCCCTTGATTTCGGCCATGTTTAAACTCCTAAATTATTCTCAAGGTTCAAATTCCCCTCATAAACCACAGAGCGGATGCCCTTAATTTCAACCTGTACTTCATATCGCGCCCAACGCCATGTCCAAGCCGTCGTCTGCTCGGCTGTTAAAACCGTGCCGACGCCGCCGTCTGAATTGATTGTGTTGGGCTTGACGGTCAATGGGACTTTAACTGCATCCCCGCTGGTTGGTGTGATGACCAATGTCGCCGAATCCAAATGCTTAAGAGAGGGATGTACATAGCCTTTTCCATCTACAATCACGAATGTTATCGGTGACGTTGTGCCACGCTTCACGGCAAAATCAACACGGTTGATGGGCAACATGGCGAACCTCAGACATTAAAATCGACGGAAACGCCGTTTAATTCGTCCAGACTTTTAGCCGCTTCAATTTGCGCCTGCACAGCCTGACGGCGACCGGCAACGGTTGCCACCAATTCATCGTAAGCACGACACTTGCGCAACACAGTTTCTTTCAAGTCGTCCGAATTAATACCGCGCGCGGCGGCAATAGCGTCCAATACTGGCGTAGCGGTGGATTTATCCACATCCCAAGCGCGGGCTTCGGCTGCCTGGACCGACCAACTTTGAACCTCAAAATCAGGCAAGGAATCGGCACCGGAACGGGTAACAACGGTTTGTTGTGCCAGTTCGTTAACTCGAGCCAGTACATTTGCTTTGGCTTTATCTAACGCGGCTTTTTCTTCCGCCTCTTTACGGGATTCATCAATAACCCATTGATCGCCAGACCAAACTACATAAGGAGATTGCGGTTTAAGCAGTGTAAGGTCGGCTGGAATCTCGCCTGCTTGCTCGATAATGACTTCCTCAGCGTTGTCTTTACGGTAGGCTGTTTTGCCACGGTAGTCGGCGACCATTTCCCAGCTATTGCCATTCCATTGGGCAGCCATATCAGCAGGCACTTCCGGCGCATCGGCATCAATACACCCCCCCGGGATGATGTAGCTGCCGTCTTTACTGTAAATATTCAGTTCGGCAGTGTCCGTACCGATAAAAATATTGTTGTCGTCTACACGGCAAACAGTTTTTTCCCAATTGATTTGATTCATATTTTTACCTTTCTCTTTCAGACGACCTTTAAATCTTGATGCAGGCCATCAATGCGATATTGACTGGTCGAGTTTCGCTGCCACCATAGCTGCCGGTCTGACCTGGGTTGTCGACAGAAACAGTAGATGGGTTGTTCCCCCTATCCGTGTCTGCCGAAGTAGTCACACCAATACTGTGGCTATGCTCTCTGATTTCGTCGTTCTGCCACGACCCCAATGCACGGCCGGCATCCACACCACGCCCGTCATCCCATACACGCAGGAATACCCCACGTAGATCGGGCAACTTGAACGTCGTGCGACCGTCACCGGCTCCATAACTGGTACCGATTGCAGCAAACAGCCCGCTAAAATTGGTACGCGACACATCTGCGCCATTGGCTTTCAGCCAGCCAAAGGGCGGAGTCCCATTTGCGAAAAAGGCAATAGAACCGGCAGGCAGACCAACATTCAGAATAGTTTGGTCGACTTTGGCAATTAAGCCCGGCGTATCCCAGCCGATAGAGATTTCGTGATTTCTGCCGCCCAATCCGACAGAGCCGCCACGTCGAACGGTGTCTGATAAAGCCTTGGAAAGGGCAAAGGATGACGGGATGGTTGCCGCGCCGGTATCGTTTGGGTTTTGGGATAAACTGCGGTTTGATAAGACAATCGCACCGTCGTATAACAGGCTCCCATTGTTGGCAAGGCGCAATTCTTTACCTGATTTCTTGTTGAACAGGTAACCACCATCGGCATTTGCGCCTAAGTTAAGTACATTTCCGCCGTCCAATAAGGCTTTGGTATCAGATACAGACAATCCCTTGGCAGCGTTGAATTCAGCAAGGAACGTTTTCATACCATTGACGTTTTGATTACCTGTCGTTTTGACATTACCGCCGTCAGCCTGATTATTTGCCTCTTGGATTTTGCCAACTTCGTCACCGATCAGTTTTTCAATGGCTCGACGGACTTGGTTCTGATTGTTTTTCTCAGGCGACAATTTCGCCGCTTCCAAAATGCCTATTAATTCCGCCTGAACTTGGTTTAACCACCATGCAGGAAGAACTGTTCCCAGTTCGCTGGTGCCGTTGCCGTCACGAAACAGCTTGTCCGATGTCTCAATTGGATACATCGCTACCTCTCATAAGTGAAATGCACATCTGTATGTGCAGGTTTTAAATCTTGGATAACACGTTCGATAAACGCGTCACCGTAGCCACTCAACCGTTCGCCAGCCGTTGAAACCCCCGCACGGAATTGATAAATGTGGTTGTTGCCGTTTTTAATATTCACGCGCCACACATAAATCACATCTTCGTGGCCGAGCCGGTCGCCAACTCTGTTTACCCCTGCACGGAAGGGCTGTGGTTCGGTAATCTGTATCTGATAGCCCGCAGCAGCTGCGAGTTGGACGAAATAAGGTATTGACAGCCCGCCTGTCTCATTAAGCTTTGCGAGCACGGCAAGTATTCGCTCTTGCCGTGTTTTGCCGTCTGGAATTAGCCCCAAGACACGCTCCCAGTCCAGTAACATATCGCCCGATGTCGCTGGGTTGATTGCATTGGTAACCGTCAAGCCGTGTTCCTGAACCTCCTCCAAGGCTTTACCGTCAATCTGCGCCTGCGCGCGGATACGCGGCGCGGTGCGGGCGTATGACACGGGAGGCAATAGCCCTAATAAGGTCTCTCTATATCCCATGTCACACCATCTTTGTGATAACTAAATTGCCGAGCTTGTACCATTCGACCTTGTTTGATGTGTCTGCTGCCAAATTCGCAGCCGGAGAGACCAGTTTTCGGTCAATCACGCCATCGGTATTGCTGATTGCTGCCTCAATCTTCGACACAATCACGCTGTCGCCCGGTATCAAACTGTCGAAATACTCTGTCAGAGCGACTTTGATTCGCTCTTTAACTGATTCCAATGCTACGCCATCAACCTTGACCTGCATTTCCACAGTCAATGCTGTGATATCAGGCTTGAGTACGGCCACATTCTTAGCCGTGACTGGGCGCACATCGTCGATGTAGTCCTGTACCTTCTTAATGGTTTCATCTGACGGCAGACCGTTTTCAGATGTAATGACCACGTCTACCGTACCCAAACCTCGGCGCAATGGATGCACATAAGCGGCGGTCACTCCATCAACACTCAATGCCCAGTTGCGGTAATCGTATTTATTGCCACCGGCAGGCGGTCTGCGCAGGATTTCAAGCAATCTTGCCAACAGAGATGCGTCACTTTCGCCGTCTGTCCCTCCCTCGGCTGACACGGTACAGTCGGATGACACGCCAATCGGCGCGGCCATCATTTCGGCAGAGGTTTCGTTCGTATTCGCCGCTGCACCAGATTCCAAGGCCATGATTCTGACCCTGCCCACACCGTTCGCACTGATTTCGCCCGCGAATCTGACTTGATAGAGCCTGCTTCCTGCTCTGATTTGCAGGCCTGCAGCGATTTGGCTGCCTGCAATACCCGTCAGTTTTGCTTCGCCCGTCGCAGTTGTCGGATTTCGACGATAAATACCGCGCATGGCGGCGTGTCGTTCCAAATAATCGCTGTCTGCAGTGTCCGGAAATATTTGACGGGCTATCCAGTGTTGATGTGCGTATTGCCCCATCGCGCAGCTTGCAAGACGGCTGGCGTGGACAAAGTGGTCACTGTCCTCGCTGACATCTGCCGACGGCCAAATACTCTTGGTATCGCGCAGAATCGTGTCGCGTATCTGTTCGAATGTCGGGGTTTTAAACACTTGATAATTGCCTTTTAAATCGGTTTTAAATCAGAGGGACTTTATGGCTGTAATCGAACGCGCCTGTTGCAGTCTCTACTCGGATGCTCAGTATCAGGCTGCCGTTTCGCGGCTGCCCTGCTTTGACGGTAATGTTGTCTGCTCTGCCGCTATCCACAATGGGCTGTAACGCCTCTGATGCGTACTGCTCTGCCAACAGACTGACCCGTTCCAAGTCTTTCTCACGTTGCAACAGATGCAACAATGAGCCGACCGATTTATCCGCCCACCAGCTGCCCAACGGCGTCAGTAGGCGGATATAAACTGCGTTTTGCAGGTTATCGGTCATGCGGCCTGTGTAGTCGCCGCTGTTTGGGTCTAGTTGTTTGTCCATGCTGTCATTTTCTCGTTTTTGACTGCATTTAAAGAGCGTAAGTGTTTCAAACCCTTAAACAAAAAGGTCGTCTGAAAATGTTTCAGACGACCTTTTGAATGCCGTAAAGATTTAAAGCGGTTCGGATGTCGTGCCGTTGCTGTCGCCACGGTGTTTGTGGTCTGAGCCGATGTTTTTGCCGTTATTGGTAACCTTACCTGTACTCTCAAAGTCTCCCTTAAGGTCGATATTTCCTTTAAACCGTGCTCCGCTGCCGCCCTCGACCGCCATCCCGCCGTTGCCGTTGAACTGCCCCTGTGCCGTCAAGATCGCGCTTGTCTCCAGCTTGGGCGTTTTAAAATCAGCCGCCGATGATGCGTTGACCTCGTAGTGTTGACAGTTGACCCTAAACACATCACAGTCAGCTTCAATGATTTTCCCGCGCTTAATCACGATTTTCGCACCGTCCTGACTGAAAATCGCCGTTTCGCCAGGATTCAGATTCTTAATCCGGAAACTGCCGTGCTGTGTGGCCACAACCACACCGTGGGTCGTATCGCCGCCCAACGGAATGACCACTGCTTCCGAACCTTCAGGCGGGTTACTGGCAAAACCAAACTCCTGCAAATGCTCCAACTCCTGCAGCACTTCGTCAGCCAATCCGTTAAGCTGTACACGCTGGATAGGCTCGGACGACACCACCAGTGTGATTTTCCCGCGAAACGCCGCGCGCATAGTATCGCCGATTTGCTGCACCACCTGCGCCGTCTTTCTTGCCATTTTTACCAAACTCATTGAAATACCGCCGTTTCTGTTGCTTGTTTTCCTGTTTTACCGTTTCTTGCGCCTGTTTTCGGGGCTTGTTTCTGTTTGTCGGTAACGCCTTTTTTCTTGCCTGAACGCTTGCGCGCCGATTCGGATTTCGTAGCATAAGCGTCAGGCACCCATACACCATCCTCCTTGAGTCGCAATTCCGTTGCCGTCCCGTCCATACGGTTGAGCATAAACCGCCGCCCCATCAGATAAAAGACAGCATCGATACCGTGTTCTTCATCAATGACGTGGACACGCTGCCCCGGCTGCCAGAGTGTGCCATCCTCGGTCGTATGCCCGCCGACCGTTATCGTCAAGGTAAACCCTTCAAGCCGCCAGTCGGCAAGCTGCTTTTTAGCCTGCCGTTTAAGAGCTTCAAGGTTTTCAGCGTCAGATACCACTACCGTCTTTGGTCTGTGCAACGTCATGGTCGGGTCTTTGTACTGCCATTTCAGGTCATGCTTCGCGCTATCGCCCTTCTTGGCATGGGATTGCCCTAAAAAAGTAACCTCGGAAAACCTGTTCTCAATACTGCGCTCAATACTGACACGTTCGGTATTTCGGCGTTTATCATTCCTGCTCCAACAAAGTGTAGCTACAGGCGGGCTGGCATAATCTGCCCCGCCGACAACTAAAGTACCGTCCGGTTCCATCCAAGGATGCAATCCCACAGAGTTGGCAATATGGGTCAAAGCCTGCCAAACCGTCTCGCCCGGCTCGATGTCTATTTTGTCTAAGGTCGGGTTTTTCTCAGCTTTCAGCACTACTTTTTTTATTTGTGACCATGGCGCGACCAGCTTTTGAGCAGCGGCCAATACCGTCATGCCTTTAACATTCAACTGAGGGGCGGCGCAGTCAACCAACAATCCCGCGAAGTCACGCCCAGACAAGCGCAGACTGCGGCGGCCTTTTTCTTTATCGTGCATTTGCGTGTCGATAATGCCAGTTAAGACAGTTTGCCCGTTTATCACAACCGAGCAAGCCTCGCCTGACAAATCGGGAATTTCAGATTCCCCGTAAGGCAATCCGACCATGAATTCAAAGCCGTCGGCAGGAATAAGGAAGTCACCGTCGATGTCGTAACTTTCCCAATGCCGGTGTTCCTTCCCAGCAACTCGGACGGCTATTTCGTAGTTATAAGAACTATTTTGCATACGAATTAACCAAAGTATCACGTTTCACAAAGGCAGGATGAACGATATGCGGGTTAAGCCGTATCAGCTCGTCAGCCCTATTTAAGTCACCGTAAAATTCATGGGCGATTTGGTGTATCGTTCCATTTATGGGCGCAGGACGCACCAAGAGCGGAGGTTTTTGATTGATTGCCGCGGCAATCATGGTATTCAGACGACCGGCAGTTTCTCGCACCGCCTCGATAACCGTGTAACCGGCATCCTCCATACCTACTCCGTCTGCATGTCGCAGAGCCGTCAAGGTCGTCTGAAAACGCAAACGCATATCACGGTTGATGTGCATTAATTCGGGCGCAGTCATCGTCTCGCCGTCAGCATCGACCAAATCCGCCACAACAGCAGTCAAAGCCGCATCTGACATCAGTCTAACCATCAAACCTACCGTCTCAACTTGCCGCTTTACGCTGTCTTTCAGACGACCTTTGCCCAAATCAGCCACTAAGGTTGCCACCGTATCAGCCCGAGCCGCCGCCGCGTCATAACATTGCCGCGCACCGGCACCGCCTTTGTCCTGTCTGTCCAAATAAGCAGCCTGCCGCAGCCCCTCCGTAGTCATTGAGGATACATCTGCAATGAGGCGCGGGAACCCTGCTTTAAAAGCCTTTTGGCTATATCCGCCACGCGACGGAAAACGGATTGAATCCAAATCAAACAACGAACGAACCGCTTCAAACACTCCCGATGCAACACTCCATAAACCCGCAGCACTGCCGCGCAGAGCCTGCCCCGCCGCCACCTGGGCAGTAAGTGCGTCGATAAACCCCTCTCCTGCAGCACGGTAGGTATCAATCTGCGCAATCAACCGCTCAACGCCCATCAGGAAACTGTTTTCAAAAACGAAAATCGGCTGTGCCTCAGTTGCTTCGCGAAATGTCACATCCAAACGGGCAAAATCCGAGTAATCCGCCTCATGACGGTAACTCCAACTCGCCCCAATCATGTTTTGCATTCGTCCCCATACGGGATGTACCAAAACCCCACCGCCACGCTCTTCCAGCTTATCCAACAAGGATTTCAGACGGCCTGCATAACCTTTACCCCAAAAGACCGCGCTCAATTGCACTTCACGGCCAGTCGTCCCCATGTCTTCGAGGTCGATACCGTTTACAAAAGGCCGTGCGTGTTCGGCGAGAGCCTTGCCGTTGCGCTCGTCCATATTTTCAATTTCAAAGCCCACGCCTTTGTAGGACGCGGGTTGTAGGATGGTGTGCCACATTATTGTCCTGCTCCCCGACCGAAGATTTGTACTTGCTGTCTAGATACCTCATTCGCGATAACACGTCCGTCGATATTCAGGCTCACGTTGGTATTGATGGTCTGACTTGCCGACGCCATTGCACTTTGCACTTGTGCCAAACCTGTTGTAACTGCAGCCGTATCCTGCGCCAATGCAGCCTGATACGCCGCCGTCTGCTGCTGAATGGCTGCCTGATACGCCGCCGTCTGCGTTGAAAACAACGGAGACAACATCTTATCGGTAGGCTGCGCTGACGGAGCAGCCAAATACTGAGGGACACCACCCCGCGCCTGTTCCCGCTTCGGCGCAGGTTCAAATCGGATACCGTTGTTTTTCAGGCGATTAATCATTTCAGGAGTTGTCTTGGTACCACGCAAACCCTTTGGCAATGTGCCGTCACCCAAAGACTCGGAATACAGCAACATGCCCAACAATCCCGCCCGTTTAACCAACGCAGGATTATTCATTAATCCGCTACCGGCAGATTTACCCCATGACAGCAACTTACCGCCTGCCGCTGTGGCACCTGCTGCCACGCCGCCTGCCGCAGCCTTACCCCATCCCAACGCTTTACTACCCACATCCTTCAGAAAGCCGCCACCTTTACCGCCACCGGCGGTTAATAACATTGCGGCAGACGCCGCTGTTGCCGCCGTCGTCAGGGCTTGCAGGGCTAGAGTGGCATTAGGGTATTCCGCTGCCAGTTGCTTGAACGCCGTTTCCGCTTTCACCAGCGTCTTGGTCAGGCTCTCTTCCAAGAGTTTTACCGATTCCGCCTGCTCCTGCTTGGCGGCATCCGTCATCATCCGCGCTTCGTTGATTTTGCCGATTTTTCCGTTGTTCAAGGTTACGCCAGCCAACGAAGCCATATATTCACGGATTTGCGTCATATCCGTTGCAGCCAGCAAGCCTTGTTTTGCCTGCAAATCAGGCAACAGTTGCGCCAAAAGCGCGCCCTTAAGCATATTTGCCTGCTCCGCCGCCGTCTTATCGCCTGCAGCCGCGCGTGCCTGATAATCTTGGTATTGCTTATCCTTTGCCAGCATGGCATCGGCAAGGCGGGACAACACCTGCACTGCGTTTTCGCCGTTTTGCTTGCCTTGCACAACCGAGCCTATCCAATCGACACCTTTCTTCGGGTCATTCGGATTTGCCATCTTCTTCAGAC